TCGGCATTTATACCGCCAATTTTAACTCCAGCATATAAACACATTCTAAAATGCTCGTCTACAAATTTTCTGCCAAACGCATTTTCGCAGCCAACACTACAATAATATTGTCCTTGTTTTCCCGTTTCATCGAATCCAAGTGGTTTATTTGTAGTCGGATCAATTAAAAAATATTCTTGCTCTAGACCAAACCACGGTTCTTCCTCTAATTTTTGATTAAATATCATATCCGCTACAATACGCGTATTGTTATATAGTGGTGAACCGTCGGGCAAATATGTATCACATAACACAATATAATCATACGGTAGGCCAAATGGATTATTAAATAATGCCTTGGGTTTGATAATAACTTCTGACTCGCGACCACTAGCTTGACCCGTAGAACTTCCATCATAATTCCAATCTGGGATATCCGAAATATTTATAGCAATGTTTACATTATCAAGCACTCTAGTTTTACTGCGAAATTCATTGTTACCTCCTAGCCAAATGTACTCAACGACCGTCATTATACAATAAATGTAAAATATTCTTTAAATGTTTACAGTTAGTTTAAATAATATTTTACAGTTAGTTAAATAATAAATAATAAATATTAATTATGAAATATTTATTATACAAATCAACGATTAACGATCAACGATTAATTGATTGTTCTAAAACCCACCAGGGAATCTAACGAGATTGGCACCGATACCGAATCCAGCACCAGAGCGAGCACCTACAGCCAAGCTGGGAACATAGGTATCGAGAATGCTGAATGTGGCCGCAGCAGTTAAAGCAATAAGGGCAACCTCATCCAAGTTGAGACCTCTCTTGGGGATGGCATATGCCGCGATAGCGACCATTAAACCTTCTACAAGGTATTTAATGGCTCGTTTGACTAATTCACCTAAATCTAACATACCTCCTAACATTATATATAAATTGAAAAGAAAAAATAATTGTTTGAAATAAAATGAATTGAATTTAAAACACGTAATATTTATAGTTCGTAAAAACACTTAAATATTAATAGGATATATATTTTATAATGAGTTTCTCTAAACCTATCGTTTCTAATAATCCACTCTCGTCAAACGCTCCACCAGTAAATGTTAACTTAAAAACAAATCAAGACGGTACTGAAAATGCTAAATATGTTGACTTATTGGACGAAGACAAGCCAATGGCCGGTCAGAAGTTTGTCTGTTTGTCTTTCATTTCTCCAGAACATATTCTAAAACAAAAGGACATGTTTTTATTTGAGCAATTTATTAAGACGTGGGATTTTAGCAAGTCTATGGAAAAGTTTACACAATTTTTGAATTTCGTATCCTTCAAGTACCATATTGAGTTTGACAAACTTACTAAAGATTTCCAAGAATTTACGAGGGATGAGCGTGATAACTTGATCAACACTAGCATTGAAGATGATTTTAAGAACTTCTTAGATGAACACGAAGATCGCCTTGAGAAGGAATTCGGAGAGAAGCATTCGTTCCAAACATCTATTCGCGGTATCAAGGTTCGTGGTGTTTTTCCTACTCAACAAGAGGCTGAGCTCAGATGTAAGATGTTAAGACAAAATGATCCTAATCATGATGTATATGTTGGTCCCGTTGGTATTTGGGTTCCTTTCCACCCAGAGGCATACAAGACTGGTCGTGTTGAGTATATGGAAGAAACACTCAATGAATTAATGAGTGAAAAGAAGAAGAACGAGGATAAGGCAAAGGATGAATTTGACAAGCGTGTCAAAGAGTCAAAGGAGAAGGCGATTGAGGATAATAAGAAAAAGGCACTTGAATCCGGTAACAAGCTAACTCAAACAATTAATAAGAACGGTGACTTGGTTTCAGTAGCCAATATGAATACGCAAGAGACGGCCATGGGTGAAAATGCCACGCTTGATGATGTAAAGAATGAATTATTTGAGGGTGACAATATTGTTACAAGTACAAATAATGATAGAGGGTTCTCTGCTTTGGGAGCATAATTGACATAAAAATTGAAATAAACACGACGATCAAACATTAGTATTTAATAAACATATTTAATTATAAAAATGATATAATTGTAAATAATTATATCATTAAAATGGTAAAGGGTACAGACGAACAAGAAGCGATTAAGCGTGACTTCTATAATAAAATACAAGAATATAAGGCAGAAATTAATGCTTGTAAAACGAAAATAGACAATATTAACCTTCAAATAATACAATCGTGCGTCGCGCAATATGGCGCGCATCAATTTGAATTAGAAATAGAAAGTTCTTTATATGGTGAATCGTATCATATTTGTAAAAACTGCGGTTACGAATGTTAAACCGGGTCATCCCAATTATTTAAATCGTCATCTGGTAATTGAATCGCACTCGTGAAATCAGTAGATATGTCTTTTGCCGTAATTTTACCTTCCAACTTTTTATGCTTTTTCAATGCTTTGAATAATTGTAGTCTATTATGTAATACTAACTCACGATCTTTAATATAAGTTTCATTTTTCGATTTTGAATCCATAATAGATTCAAATTCGGTGGTCAAAGATTGTTTTGTTTCGATCAATGTCAAATACTCTTCATCCATTGCTATTTTTATTTTTGACCATTCGCTCAATTTTTCTTTCACATCTTGGTGTTCCCACAATTCCTCCTTTGTATGCGGACCTAATATATCCATTCTATATTCTATTTTATTATGTAAATTGGCATATTTCTCTCTCAAATTATGTATTCTTTCCTTTTGCTCATCAAATTTATAATATTTTGAAACCGATAATATAAGACTTATATAGGTAGATATTGTAATACCGGATACGGATACAAGTGCCTCAGCTGTATCAAAATAATTTTTTGTAGATTGTAAAAATCCAGACACTGTTGATAAAACAATGACCGATATTTGAATATAATTAACATAAGTATCGAGTTCACTGTATTTAATATCCAATAATCGCTTGCTTGATTTACATTCTTTTAAAATAAACATATTATTGTTAATCAGTGCCTTTATTTCATTCTGAAAAATAATAAACTCTCGTGTCTGTTTATAATCAGTTTTATCGTTAGTTTGATCAGTTGGTGTTTTTAGTGGCGCGACGGCGGTTGTGGCTGGGGCTACAGTAACCGATGGTTTATTCTCAATTGGCTTTTTTTTAAGGTCGATGGTGGGTTTAGTTATTGTAGCGGCAGTGGATGATGCTTTTTCACTAATGTCTAAATTAATAACACTATTCGTAGGAATATCGTCTACATTATTTGTTGTTGGTAGTTCAGATTTTGTATTTTTACTCATTATATATAATAATACAAAAAAAATTATTCTATTTTATTGCGAATTTAATAGACCTTATATACTGACATACTGACATATTGACCCATATTACAAAAATATCCCGCCTTTTTACCATTTACTCTTTTTAACTTGTATTTTCGGACCAGCCCCGCGTTTTTGAGCACTGTTCGGATCATATACTTCATCCTCTTCATCACTATTGATATCCTTGGATAATTCCCAGAATTCTTTTGATCCCAATCTAAAATTGCTATGATTTTGCGCCTTGTACCAAAATATCTGATCTTGTAATTTATTCGATTTGGCATTGTTGTTGATAACCAAACATTCGAAATTTTCTGTGCACTGGTCCATTACTTGACAAAATGATTCAAAGGTAGGAAACATACCGGCATAGTTTTCCCATATACGCTTTCTGTTCGCAATATATGGCTCTCTTAGAATAAATACATAATCAATATTTGTTCTTAAATTTGGAGGTATACCAAGTGGATATTGCATTGTAATAATCAACATAATCTTCCAATGACGACCGTTCATAAATAATAGTCTCATCAACTTATCCTTTGTCCACTTGTTATCATACAAACAATCATCTAAAATCACAAATGCTCTAGGATCTATATTGGTTCGCTTATAAGCCTCCATCTCCTTTTTCACTTGTTTCAATACTGTTTTTTGTCGTTTCAATATATTTTCTATGATCCCACTATTGTATTCATCATGAATAAATAATTTTGGGACATGCTCACTAAAAAAACCGTTACCAGCTTCCGTACCAGAAATCACGGTTCCTATCGGAATATCTTGATGATAATACAATAAGTCTCTTACTAAGAAACTCTTTCCCGTGTCTCTTCTTCCAATTAAAACTACGACCGGACCCTTATTTTCGTCTGGTCGAAAGCTAATATTTTTCATATCAAATTTTTTCATATCCAACGACATGATTAACTTCTAAACAGAAAAAAATTATAAATGAATTACGAAAAATAAGTTTAAATGAATTATTATATTTACTTTAAGAATAATAAAGAATGAACTTTTCATTGTATTATCGAAAAAACAAAAACGAGGAATTGTTTCGCCGTTTAGAAAAATCTACATTAGGTTTAGAGAAACTACAAAATTATGTACCATTGTATGAAAAATTCTTTTCACTTAATACATCCAATTTTAATAGTATTAATTTAAATCAAAAATATTATCTTCATTCCATTAATGAAGAGGTAGATACACACTCATTGGAGGTAAATGTAGCCGATAATTCAAACAATTTATTGAAGAGAAGTGTTTTTTGTAAATTTTCTCCTTTATTAGATCCGCTCAAATATCTAACTGGCAAATATGACCTATCTGGAAACACTGCCATCACATTGCCACAATTTAATACTAGTAATTCTTTTCCTAAATTACTAGACAAAAATAATACCGCATATGTGGATGCTTTTTTTACCTATTTATCTAGTCAGTTATTACATAATTATGATTTTTTAAATAGTATCGATTATTATGGTGCGTTTATATGTCAGCAAAAGAAATTTCTATATAATATTGCCGATGATATAGATTACTTGAATGAAAATGACTTTTTCCATGAAAATAAAAATCGTTATTATGCTATTGAAAACGATGAACATAGTAAAATATTTAATATAGATTCACGAACTAATAAGAAAAAGCTTATGATTAATGACAAACTAGATAAAATAGAGTTGGATACATTTTCAATGGATGATTTTGTTGTTTTTTCGAATGCTGAACCAGAACACACACCACGTTCTCAAGAAACTTTATCTGGGCAACTACAATCGTCCTCATTACAAGTTATAGATTTGAGTGATGTTTGTATTTATAATCATATGTTAAAGAAATCGGCATCTATATCTTCGGCTTCTACATATAGTTCCAAGTCGTCCAATACTTCTGATGGAAGTGAAGCTGACCATAGTGGCGACGATGATGATGCGACTGACGATAATGACGATGCCGTTGCGACTGACGACGATGATGACGACAATGATGATGATGATGACGACGATGATGAAACTGGAGATATATATTGTTCTATTTTAAATTTTCCAGTACAAATGATTACATTGGAAAAATGCGAAAATACACTCGATTATTTGATGGAAGAAGATTTGTTGGAAGAGAACGAATGGGTTTCTTGTTTATTCCAAATTATTATTAGTTTATCTGTATTTCAAAAAGCATTTTCTTTTACGCATAATGATTTACACACAAATAATGTGATGTATATTCCAACCGAAAAACAATTTTTACATTACACATTTAACAATATTACCTATAAGGTTCCTACTTATGGAAAAATATACAAAATAATCGATTTTGGCAGAGCTATTTACAAGTTTAATGGACAACTTATGTGTAGTGATAGCTTTCATCCAAAAGGTGACGCTGGTTCCCAATACAATTGCGAACCTTATATGGACGAAAATAAACCTCGACTAGAACCGAATCCTAGTTTCGATTTATGTAGACTAGCATGTTGTTTATATGACCATTTTGTAGAAGATATATTTGAAGCCGAAGATATTATTAAGACAAATAAATTAGCAAGTATCATTAATGATTGGTTAATCGATGATAAAGGTAGAAATATTTTGTATAAGAATAGCGGTGAAGAGAGATATCCGGAATTTAAATTATATAAAATGATAGCAAGAACTATTCATGGAGCAATTCCATCAGCTCAACTAGGACATGAATTGTTTAAAAGCTACATTACCAGTAAAAAGAAACTCAGTAAAAATGCTAAAATTATGAATTTGGATAATATTCCTAATTTACAATAATTTATAAGCCGTCAAGTAATTAATTATGTAAGTTCATCTGATTTTATTATTTTTATGATTTTTATTATTTATTGAAATAATAAAAATTTATTCATGGTTTATTCATGGTTATTGGCTAATGTCGTAACAAAACCATTTACTAAATCTAAATTTAAAAGGACGGATTATCGACAAATGCCATTGTTGTCTTACCGCCAGTTTTTACATCAGTACTATTGCTATCAAATTGTGAATACAAATAGATTCCAACTACCGACGCAAAATATACAAATAATGATTCTTTTATCACTACTTTTAATGGCTTCTTTTCGTCATCTGGTACAAATTTCATTTCTAAGAATTTAAATAAGAAAAAAACAGTTGATATGGCTAAAGCATATATAAATACTTCTGTCATTTACAATACACTAAAATAAAGTTTCTTCTATTTTTACGAATCTTTTACATTTTTGCTATACTTTTAGAAAAGTATGTTTCTAAAAGTATAATTACCTATTTTGCTATACTTTTTCTAAAAGTATAATTATGCCAATATTTCAATTTCTTCCAAACCTAGTGGCACTTTATTTATTTGCCTTGGTCTTTCTAAATCATGTATATCCATATCAGTTAAACTGATTTTTTCGCCTATTTTTAGCCTATCGTCGCCATCATCATCACTATCGGAGTGCTCATCTAATTTCCTAGAATCGTTCCTATCACGACTAATCTGTTCCAATCGTTCTACCGTTTTAGGTGCTAAAATATCCTCCATCTTTTTATTAATTCCAACGGCATTATCTATATCATTAAAACGAAGTTTATCTCTTTTCGGTTCATTGTCTATCGGCTCTATTTCCGGCTTGCTCACTTTTCTTTCAGCCTCCTCCGATTGTATTTTATCCTCATCTGACTTATCTTCTTCCTCCTCGACAACTGGTTCAGTCGAAATAATTTCCTCGCTTTCTTCAACTTGCGTATCATCCTCAATTGTTTCATCCAAATACACCTTTAAAATATTCTCAACTGGAATATTCTCTCTAATCGTATTCAATATTTGCTCTCTAATTATCAATTCTAATTCACGATTATGTTTTTGTATTTGAAGAGGGCTTATATTTTTCTCAAACAAATAAATATTGGTATATATTTTTCTCGCAGCGTTTATGTATATTTTATGAACAAAATCAGTCAATGTGGGAATATTAATATCAATCTTCTTTTGCTTATTACCAACGCGCATACAAGTTAAACT